GGCCGAAAACTTTGAAGAGTATTCGTGCCCGAGTGACATGGCGGCGGGTCTGAACATGGCAAACACATTCAAACTCCTGAAATCGGTAGGACCTGCCGACACGCTGACTATGAGCATAAAAGGGACCGAAACACTCGAGTGCATAATAGAAAATAACGTAAAAAAGTCTAGGACCACCTTTAGCCTCAAGCTTTTAGACATTAACGAAGATATTTTAGAAGTTCCTGATATTTCAATGGACGTTATCACTACTATACCTAGCGTAGACTTTCAGAGGATAGCCCGGGACATGGGAAATTTGGCCCGGGATATGAACGTGTACCGGGAAGGAACCTTTCTGGAACTCTCGTGCGAGGGAGACTTTGCAAACCAAAAAACAACCCTAGAGTTTCCCGAGTCAGTCCCTGAACGGATCGGATCTACCTACAATCTAAAGTACATAAACATGTTTACCAAGGCGACGAGTCTGTGTTCTTCGGTCCAGATTCTCCAAGACTCTTCGGACCCTGACATGCCGATAGTTTTCAAGTATGGTATTGCAAACTTGGGTGATGTAAAGTTCTACCTGGCGTCAAAGATAGACGATACTTAAAACTTTATGTCACCTGATGGATAATGGAAATGAGATTTAATGAAAAGGTGAGAGAATTTCAGGGGAGAATAGACAGGGCTCCCGTTTCCGAAAAGTCTAAGATAGAGGATGAGATGTATGAGTACATGGCCCTCAGCGCTCCCTTTATAAGAGAGTATCACAATGGGGATACTACAGGGGAGACGAGCACACGAAAGGTTGCAGGGGTGAGTATCCAGTCCAGAAAGGGTGTACAGCGAGAGGACATATTCAATGCGTACTTGGTTCAGGTCGAGGGTCGCCACGACAAAAACACAAAGGCTGTCACGCCCCCTGACCAGATTTGTAGATCATGCGGGACGAGACACTCTAAATACATTGACGATGCACAGAGTGAAGAGATTTGTAAAGTCTGTGGAGTGGTTGAAATTATTCTCGGGGCTGAGACTGGTTTCAAGGATGAACAGGAGATGGAGAAGAATATAGTATATTCTTACAAGCGTGAAAACCATTTCAACGAGTGGGTCAGCCAGTTTCAGGCCAAGGAGTCCACGAGCGTTCCGAACGACGTTATAGACGAGTTGAGATCAGAATTTAAGAAGCAAAGGATAAAGGATGCATCTGAAATTACACACGAAAAGGTCAAAGCCTTGCTGAAAAAGCTGGGAAGGTCGAGGTTTTACGAGCACGTCCCGTACATAACAACTATTCTAAACGGAATACAGCCTCCTACGATGAGTCCTGCCCTGGAGGCCCGTCTCCGACTCATGTTTTATAAAATTCAGAAACCATTCGAGAAGCACAGACCCGGAGACAGAAAGAATTTTTTGTCGTACTCGTATGTTCTTTATAAATTTTGTGAATTGTTGGGAGAAGACGATTACTTGCCATGTTTTCCACTTCTCAAATCAAAAGAAAAGCTTTACAAACAGGATGAAATATGGAAAGGAATTTGTGCCGAATTGAGGTGGCAATTCTTCAAGACAATTTAGTTTTGAAATGGCTGCGGACCCACTTTGAGTCAGCCTTGTATATGCGACTGGCCCTCGGAAGATGTCGTTTGGTCAGGGTGCTTATCGCCACGAGGCGGCGCACCACGGCCCTGGGCTCCTCCCGCCCCTTTGTGACTGCTTTGCTCAGGGCCTTGTGACGATTGGTCATGGCTTCCACTGGGTGATATCCGTAACGCGTCAGCATCCCCTTTTTCAATGGACCTATGACGCGCTTGGACTTTCCGGCCGTCCCCACGTCATAGGCTGGTACTGGCTTGACACGAACCTTTGAGGACTTGCGCAGGTACGAATACGCCTTACGATCTTTGGTAGCCTTTACGTACACGCGCCTAGACTTGACTTTCCTGACATGGGCCGAACGAATGGTGTGCTGCATTTATTAAGTCGTGAGATTTTTGTCCGTCACAGAAGAGACGGAGGCGGTCAGAGCTAAAGTCAAACACGTCAATTTTACTCGTATCTATTTTGTACGCCTGGACCGAATATTTGTGACGCAGCCTGAGAGCAGAACTGAAAAGATTCATTATAAATTTTGAAATACTTTTTGAAGGCTGAGGAATGGATGGGCTAGTCTGCAGGGCCAGCGTATCTTCGGGCAATTCTCCTATGAATGGGAGCGCCGGAATTTCTTCCTGCATTCCTCCGTCAACGTATCTCCACGGACCTATCGTCACTGAAGAAAAGAGAAGTGGAACGGCTACCGAAGCGCTCAGGACCTCGAGTATAGACTGACCAGGATGTGACCTCCATGAAAAATATTCAGTCTCGCACCGATCGACACAAAATGCCGACAAGTAAAGGTCATACGGTCTGACCCTGTAAAGTTCTTCAAAGGTCATATCAGGTACTCCAAAATTTTTTAAAAATATTTTTGAAAAAAGTTTTTGAATTCTTTCAAGTGGCACGAGGCCAAAATTAATTAATAAATTTTTTATATTTGGTTTCATAAGATTCTTGATAGGAATATTTATTGAAAAGTCGAGCATCTCTGGAATGTCTCCCTTGTAGACTACCCAGAGAAGCGCGAGAATTGACCCAGCGCTAGACCCGCTCAGAGCGCGAAGCTCTGACGTGTCAATCTGGGACAATTTGCCCATGAATAAGAAAAAAGCCATCGCGCCCGGACCTATTATCAGGTTTTTAGGTTTCATTATCTAATAGTAGGTTGGAAACAAAATTCGTAGAAAAGAAAACACACCCAAAAAAATAACACCCTTCACGACGATGGCAGTTGAATAGTCGAATGGGAGATTTATCAATTCTAGAACGAGAGTCAAAATTCCGGGAATTATTATATCAGCCACAGTTACATTAAATTTTAAAACAAATTTTATTATAATCCATGACAAGATGGGAACAAGTAAAAAAGACAGGCCGTGAGTCACCGGAGAAACTTGACTGATCATGAACAGGGTGGCCGGGACCGCGACTTTTGGTGCTGCTAGGTCGGGCAACATTTACTGTATGTCTACATATTTTTGAAGCCAGGTCTGAAAACTCTGAGGATCAAAATATTCTCTGCATGCGAGTTTTCTCCACAGACTCATGACGTCTAGCCTGATGTCGATGTCTTCCCAAAATAGTGCAGGTTCATGGATGAGTTCAGTATATTCAGCCATTCCATACCTATTCTTTACCCTGTAACAGTTGTCGTAGACAAACTCGTGAATACGACAAACGTCCGAGTAAATTTCCTCGCTGTACATGTCGTCGAAATCTTCCGGTTCAAGGGGTTCAGGGCTCTCTTCACAATCAGAGTCGGAATTATAAATTTCCTGGTCTGATCGCCTGAACAGAGCGTCTCGCGAGTACTCGTCAAAGAGACCCATTTCATACTATAGTACTAATGAACATAACCTTTATTTACATCATATCTATACATATTCGCCTTGGACTTGCCCGTGGCTCGCCCATTCCCATTCCCCGTGGCTTGCCCACTGCCTTTCCCCGTGGCTTGCCAATTGCCTTTACCCGTGGCTTGCCAATTGCCTTTACCTGTGGCGCCGGGAGAACGGTCCCTGGTTTTGCAAACGTGTGGCGGTCGTTAGACGCCGTTGGATTTTTAAACGCGCTCTTTAGCCAGCACATGTTTTCGCCTGCGTTCATAACAAACCCTGCACAATCTTTCGTGGTGTTACAGGCAGTCGCGCACCCCTGACGATCGACGCTCAGCATCGGCCCTAAATCATTTCCGGAATAATCTCTGTGCCATACGCGAGCCGAGTAGACGGCGGCTGGACGATCTGCGTAGCCTGATCCCCCCATTATCATCCATGCTAGACCAAGAACGAGCACAAATATTATCCATGGAAGAATTTTAGTCAGCTTCATTACTGTTACATTCTATTTTTTTAGCCCAGTTACACTGACCGATGAAACATCCTTGGTAGGCTGTGCAGCCTCGATAGCCTCGATAGCCTGGTCTACTCTGGCCCCGTCACTATTGAAAAAATTCATGAGTCCAGTTCTAATAACCTGTTTTGTTATAGAACCTTTGGAAATCTTTTTCTTGAGATTGACCTTGACAGTGTCTTTGATCTTTACAGTGTCAATGTCGTTCTCTGACATGTGCTTGGTTATGTATACCTTGAGTTCTTTCTCTCTCTTGTTCAGGGACGAGAGATCTTGACGAGCGGCCGAGAGGGTGAGTTTAAGAGCGATCCATTCCTTCATGGCTTCTGAGAAATCCATTTGTTAATAGATTTGATTTATTTGTCTGAGATGAAGCGCGCTCGTAAGTCTTACTGATATTCCGGACTTATCTCAAAGTGAGGACGCATGGTGTCGGGAGGAATGGTACTCAGGTTAAATATGGACACGGGAGTTCGGGGATTTATGGGCTCTGAACGAAAGTCGCGGTTCGCGTTGCGGAGAACTCCGCCTATAGTCTCTGGGTACCCGATCTGGCTGCGTGGGTCTAGGTAGTTCTGGCCCTTAAGAATGGCATCCGGAGAAAACTTTCCAAAATCTTCCATCGTGGTAATCTCACGAGGTATCAGACCGGCTGCACTGACGTCATAGTCCATGCTGTTACCGGCGGCCGGGGCGGCATTGTACGTGGCTCCTGGGCGATCTAGGTCAGCCCCTGAAGGTTCAGAAAACAAACTAGACTTTGGCCAAAAAAGGGCGGCCAGGAGGACCACGAGTAGGACAAGTGCCACAATGGTCTTACGAGGAGGCATTTGTTATTATAGCTATACTTTTTTCTGGAGTCAGTCCACATAGTCGGAAGGATCGTCCTGCACCTCCTCCTCCGCGTCCTCGAACATGTACTGTGTAGGAAATGAAGGAGGTCGGGGACCGCCCCGAACCCTGGCCTGGACGACCCGCCAGACGGGCCCGAACGACTTTTTCAGGAACCAAAGTCCAGAGAGTTCAACGAATATGTCACATTGAGTCTCGGGGCCAATCTCAGACAGCTCGATAGGCTCCTTCTGACTGTTGAACGCCTTCGTGACAATCTCACCCTTGATCTTTGCTAGATTTGCATTCAGGTATCCGTCCGTGATGCTCGTCTGATAGGCCCCCTGTATAGTCTCGTCACTCAACTCGCGCCCGAACCACGAAACCTTGGACTCTTTCGCCTTGGCGAGAATTGCCTCGTCGACCGACAAGAACTTTTCGTCTGACACTTCTATCGTGAGTGCAGGAGAAGAAAGACCCTCCTGGACCTTGACATTGTTCAACTGTAGCATCTGACCTGTAATCTTCAGAAAGTACCTGCCATCCGGAAGCTTCTGAGGTGAACCAAACTCCATTATGTTTTACTAACTAAAATATTCTTTAAGATTAATGTGCAGCATAGACTGCCAATGTCTGCCAGGTCCTACTGGGACATTCTGCGGCTGGGTGAGCAGGGGCGACGGAATAGTTCATCCGTGCGATCCAGCGTGCTGCCAGCCTTCTTGTGACGGACCCGCTCCTTCAAGTCAGGGCGAATACAAGGCGACGTACGGAACAGGTGTTCCGCCTGGGTTCGGTTTAAATCTACAGACGAGTGATCGAGCATCCCGATTTAAATTGGAATCACCCTTTGAGATAACAGAACCTTACTATGGTCCCGCGTATCATCTACGATTCTTCTGGCTTCTTTTCTTGCTTGGAGTTATGGTTCTTATGGCTCTTTTTCTCATTTAAAGAAACGACCCGTCTGTATGATAGAAAAATGGCAACTCTTGACTCTCTCGCTCTCGACATTGCTGCCCTTCAGAAGGACATGAAGTCTCTTCGCAAGATGCTCAGGAAGGTCCTGGGCGATATCGATGATCCTACCGGTGAGAAGAAGGAGGCTCGGGCCAAGAATAACGGGTTCAACAAGCCACAGGTTGTCACTCCGGCCCTCAAGAGTTTCCTTAACCTGGGCGCCGATGAGATGATCTCTCGGTCTCAGGTCACCAAGGCTGTAAACGCCTACGTGACTGAGAAGGAGCTGAAGAAGGGCCAGAACATCACGCTGGATGCTGCCCTGCAGTCCCTACTGAATCCTCCAGAGGGAACTCAGGTCACGTTCCTGAACATTCAAAAGTTCTTGAATCAGCACTACGTGAAGCAGGACAAGGTCGAGCCTCCTCCAAAAGCTCCCGAGAAACCTCAACGTCCAAAGGTGAAGAAGCCCGCGGCTTAAAAATTAAACTTGTCTAAATAGTAACAAAAGATGGAGGCCGGCCCCCCAAGAAGCGTGCTCGATTCACTCGTCGGCACAAAGGTTAAAAATACAGAATTTTACGTGAGAGCATTCACGCATAAATCGGCGCTGAAAAGATTTGAAAATCTCAAATCTTCTTACGAAACGCTAGAATTTATGGGTGATTCGGTCCTTGGATTTGTAGTTACAAAATGGTTATTTGACAGGCACGAAAAAGAGCAGGAAGGATTCTTGACAAAAGCTCGGACGAAGATGGTCCGTGGGACTACTCTTGCTGAAATTGCAAAAGAACTCGAGTTTGAAAAATGGATCCTCATGGATGAAAAGGGAATACGTAACGGATGGAATACAAATCCCAAGATTCTCGAGGATGTTTTCGAGGCTTTCGTGGGTGCCATCTATCTCGATCTCGGCATGGTTTACGCGAAACAATTTATTTTAAAATCTTTTGAAAAAGTCAAAACCAATGTAAATCTTGACGATAATTACAAGGATCAATTGATGCGCTGGTGCCAATCTGAAAAGGTTGATCTGCCGGAATACAGGGTAGACGGTAATGTCAATGGGACGTTTGCCGTGACCCTGATAGTCGACGGTCGGAACATGGGTTGCGGATACGCCAGTACTAAAAAACAGGCTGAACAAAATGCGGCCGAACTTTTACTTAAGACAGACTCGCGATTTAAAATCAAGGATGGATCCAAAAGTTCAAGAACTTTTGAATCGTAAATACTTTGAACAGAGGAGTGAAGAATGGCTGGCCCTGCGAGAAAACATGCTGACCGCGAGCGACGTCGCGAGTGCTCTAGGTCACAATCGCTACGAAAAACCTGACGATCTTTTGACAAAAAAAGTCTTGAAGAGGCCCTGGGCCGGGAACGCAGCTACGGCCCACGGAACTCTTCTCGAGCCCGTGGCTCGCGACTTGTACGACGCCAGGACCGGCCGCAAGACCCACGAGATTGGCCTTGTACAACACGCAAAATATCCTTTTTTGGGGGGGTCGGCCGACGGCATAACAGAAGACGGACTCTTGGTCGAGATAAAATGCCCACTGACCCGAAAAATAGAAGATAAAGTCCCGGTTCATTACCTTCCCCAGATTCAACTTCTTCTCGAAATTTTAGATTTTGAAGTTTGTGATTTCGTCCAGTACAGACCAGCGAGCGACACAGTTCCAGAGATATTCATGATCACGAAAGTCTCTCGTGATAGGCAGTGGTTCGCTGATCATATCAAGACCATGCAGGATTTCTGGGACCGAGTCACGAGTGCCAGAAAAAACGGGTTATGTGAGGTTGTATGGGAACAAATAAATTGTGAAGTCGTAGAAGATGACACCGACTCCCTGTGCGTGGAAATGCCTGCACCGTCCCAAGTTTCTGACTTGCAACGAGTGTCAAGGGAATTTCTGTGCGAGGTGCATTCAGCTTGAGGTTCATCACTGTCCCAAACTGGAAACACGTTCACAAAATGAAAAAAATATTTTAGAAAAAAAATTAATAAAGGTTGTGGCTCAGAAAATAATCACTTTTTAATAAATGCAAAGGCGAGGACCGCAAAAATAATCATAAAAATCAGAGGACTGGGTCGGGCCGAAATTTTCTTGACGAGATAATCGGGAAGTTTACGAGACCCTATAAAGTCTTTATCATAAACATAGTTAAAATTGATGTCCGGTCGGACCCATGTCAGTTTACCATCGTCGCGTTCGTATTTTCGCGCAGGGAAACTGGGGAACGGCGCAGACGGTTTTGCGGGCATGGTATTCAGCCACATTTGTCCAGCGTCATTAAGGGCCATGACGTCAAAGTGTTTTAGAGACAGATTTGTATCGAGGCGGTCACTGGGCGCAGAGTCCCATGGGACTGTGTAGGTACCATCAGGCTGCCAGTTGTGAGAACCGTTACTAGATACTCCAAAGGTCCCTGACCAGGTGTACGGATTTACACGATCCATACTCAGGTCGTCATTCATCATGAGGGCTGTAGCCATTAATAGACTCCCATATTTTCTTTGTAGATCTTGCCCTGGGCCTTCTCCTTATGAATAGCCCAGCCTTGATCCAGGTCTATATTCAACATTCCGGCCAATTGGAACAAATAACTCAGTACGTCGCACATCTCCTGAGTGACGTCAGTCCCCTTGTCCTTCTTGAGTCCAGTCTTACGGTACATTCTCATGAGCTGCCTTATGGCACTGGCCAACTCGCCGTTTTCTTCAGTGTAAAGCATCCATACTGTGCTCACGTTCGCCTTGTCCCACCCTTTGTGTTTGCAAAGTTGCATAGTTTCATCTCGGTAATGATTCATCTTACAGTTCTAGGTTAGAATTTGTTTATCTGTGAGAGAGAGCGTCTGAATTTTATGACCAAAAAGATGCACGCGAACAGAAGAATCATCTCGGTACCCAATTTCCAATTTTCTACAGTTTCTTTGCTGGCTCCTCTGGCCACGACCGCATTACTGAATAGGCGGATCGCACGATCGATCGCAAAAAATATAAAAAATCCTATAAGGATATCATCAAGTGCCTTCATATATTAAAACCCAAATTTAAAGTTCTGGGGAAGCTTGTTTCCGAACGTGCTGGTATTCGTGGGCCTGGGATCCGGGACTGGGTTTGCGGATATATCTCGCAGGTACAAGAGTTGCTGAAGAACTCCAGACTCGATAGTCTGGGCCGCCTCTGACACTACCACCCTGTTCATCGCGTCTAGCTGAGCCTTTACGTTCGTGTTAGGGTCTTCACGCATATTTACAAAAATTTTCTTCATGAGCGTCTGGAGATCGGCGTCATTCTGCCGATCAATCACGTACCCTGTAGTGTCCTTGATCTTCTGAATAATAGATCTGTGAAGTTGTTCACGATTAAATCCTGAAAAGAATGCATCATAGAGGGGCGTCGGCAGATACTTGGTCGCCATTACTACTGGTTGGCATAAAAAAATAGACGTCTTGTAATGCAAATGAAAGTAATCAAGCGTGATGGATCTTCGGCCGACATGCTCTTTGACAAAGTTACCCAGAGGATTCGGAGACTTTGTGACGGCCTAGACGTTGCACCGGATAGAATCGCTCAAAAAGTTTTTTCAAATATGTACGACGGCATACACACGTGTGAGATTGACTCTCTGAGTGCAGACGTGGCCATAGACCTCATGTCAGAAAACCCCGAATATGAAACACTGGCTACCCGCCTGACCGTCAGCAACATGCACAAGACGAGTCCGAAATGTTTCTCCGACTGCGCGCTCGAACTTTACAAGAAGGGGCTCGTCAGCGAAGAATTCATAAAAAACGTGACACTCGGTCTGGACGCTATGATTCTCCATGAAAATGATTACAGTTACGGGTTTTTCGGTCTCAAGACCATGCAGAGAAGTTACTTGCTGCCAGGAGAGACGCCCCAGTACATGCTCATGAGGGTCGCCATTGGAATTCACGGCGGGGACTCCAAGCGCATCCGCGAGTCTTACGCGCTCATGTCGGCCAAATACTTTACACATGCGACGCCGACCCTTTTCAATGCAGGGACGAACAATCCTCAGATGTCGAGCTGCTTCTTAGTAGCCATGAAGGATGATTCGGTCGAAGGAATTTTTGAGACGCTCAAAGAATGCGCGCACATTTCAAAATGGTCAGGTGGAATAGGAATTCATTGTTCTAACATCAGGGCAAACGGTTCCGTCATCAAGGGAACGAACGGAAAATCCGATGGGATAGTTCCAATGCTGAGGGTCTTCAACAACACAGCCAGGTACATAAATCAGGGAGGAGGAAAACGAAAGGGATCGTTTGCGTTTTACCTCGAGCCATGGCACGCGGACGTCATGGAATTTCTGGAGCTTCGTCTCAACCAGGGAGACGAGGAAGCCAGGTGTCGCGATCTCTTCACGGCCCTGTGGATTCCTGACATGTTCATGAAAGCAGTAGAGAATGATCTCGACTGGCATCTCATGTGCCCCAGTGAGTGCCCGGGTCTTCCGGACGTCTACGGGGCCGAGTTCTGCACATTGTACTCTGGGTACATCTCACAAGGAAAATTTCGAAAGGTTGTAAAGGCCCGGCAAATATGGGACTCGATCCTCAGGTCCCAGATCGAGACCGGTACACCTTACATGTGCTACAAAGATTCTGTAAATGAAAAGTCAAATCAGAAAAATATAGGCACTATCAAGTCTAGTAACCTGTGCGTCGAGGTGAACGAGGTTAGCACGCCTGATGAAACGGCCGTCTGTAACTTGGCGTCCCTGAGTCTACCTGCGTTCGTCACAAGTTCGGGTGACTTTGACTATTCCAAACTTCACTCCGTTACCAGAGTAGTGACCAGAAATTTAAACAGGGTCATCGACCGAAACTATTACCCGACAGAGGCGGCCCGAAAGTCCAACCTCCGGCATCGCCCTATAGGCATAGGAGTACAGGGCCTGGCTGACGTATTCATGATCTTCGGGCTGTCATTTGATGAACCACAAGCTCGGCAACTTAACAAGGCTATTTTTGAAATTATATATCACGCGGCCCTTACCGAATCGTGCGAGTTGGCAAAGGAAGAGGGTCCTTACGAGACTTTCAAGGGCTCCCCGGCATCTCAGGGTATCCTGCAGATGGATATGTGGGGGGCCGAGCCGAGCATGTACGACTGGGAGAGCCTTCGTGAAAAAATAATAGCTTCGGGGCTTCGCAACTCTCTCCTCGTTGCGCCCATGCCGACCGCCTCGACCGCACAGATCTTAGGGAACAACGAGGCGTTCGAGCCCTACACGACGAACTTGTACCTGAGAAGGACCCTGGCCGGTGAGTTTGTCATGATCAACCGTCACCTGGTCAAAGACTTGCAGAAGATAGGACTTTGGTCGAAAGATTTCAAGGATCAGATCATTGCGGCAAATGGATCTGTCCAGGATCTTCCCGGATTGCCGGCCCAACTCAAATCAATTTACAGAACAGCCTGGGAGATTCCGCAGAAGAGCCTCATAGACATGGCTGCCGACCGTGGTGCCTTTGTGGACCAGTCACAGTCACTCAACATCTTCATGGAGAGCCCTACCATGGCCAAGTTAAGTTCGATGCACGTGTACGGATGGCACAAAGGACTCAAAACTGGAATGTATTACCTGAGGACTCGTTCAAAGGCTCAACCTATAAAATTTACAATAGATCCCAAACTCGCGTGCTCTCTCGCAAATCCCGAAAGTTGTCAGATGTGCTCGGGGTGATAAACACAAACATTCAAATGTAGTAAATGGACGAGTGCTGGAAGTTTCTTCCGGATGATATCGTGCTTTACATTATAGATATTTCAGAAGACATAGATCTTCGCCGAGAATTTGGGTTCAAACCCAGGAAGATAAACTCGGACCGCTCCTGGAGACTCTGGTACCTGCTCGAGTCCCATGATGGCCTGATTTATAACACGGAAACGAAATCTCTCCATATACTCAGAATACCTGGGTGCTACGTAGTAAGAAGACCCATAAATTTGGACTATGTGGACAGACAGGCCTGGATGTTTAACGCGCTGGAAGAGGAGCACTCTATAGAGGTGACTACCTCTTCAGGGGCTTTTTGTTTCATACCGGATGCTACCGACTCGTTCTATACGGAAAAAAGAGTTTTACTGAAAGGTTCCGGGTTTGCGCGGGCGATTAACTGGGCCGGTAGTACACTGTGAATCTGCCGCGCTTGACGGGCACAAGCTTTGTAAGAATTGTAAATCTTCCAACTTTTTTGGTTACGACGTATTTATTTCCGGGAGAAGGAGACTGGCGAATAGTCGCAAGAGTCGGCGAATTCTTGGGACGTTTATATGTTCCCAATCTCTGACCTTTGTAGGTGTGAGGCATTTTACTTAAAACAGACAAACAAAATTATATAAAGATGCCCTTGTGGAACGAAATAAACCTAGACGATATTGTCATCGAGACTACTCGGGGACGATCCAAGTTCATACTGGGAACATGTCCCCTAAAATTTCAGATACCACGAGGGACATGTAATTGGGGCTATAATCCCGAATACAAGTCCTTTCAGGTTAGTGTCAGCGACAAAGTTTTTATCGAGTGGTTTAGGAATCTCGAGCAAAAGCTCTGCCAGGAGACTCCGTATCGCTCTAATTTAAAGGATGGTCAGATGCGCCTAAAGGCGGACGATTCTACATTGTTTTTTGATGTCAGTGGGTCGGTCATAGACGACGGACCCGACCGCATGAAGTGTGCTGACGTTTCGTGCATTATGGAAATTGCCGGATCTTATTTTTTCCAGGATGTTTACGGTCTGACGTGCAGGGCGACCCAGGTGAGGATCTGGACCGAAAGTCAGGTCGAGGTCGGTTCTCTCCCTGATACTTTAGTCAGGCGACGTATTCTTCTCGACGATTAAGCCATCAACGACTTGGCCGTCTTGTAGAGTTCTGAACCCTTCTTAGGAAATGCCATTTCCCCTTTGGGTATTCCCAATTCTTTCTTGGCCTTTGAGACGGCCTTTATCCATGGATTTTTCTTACCGTCCTTGTGCTTGTCCTTGCTGACGATCTCGCCAGTCTTTGGGTTTCGCTTTAGATCCTTTTTCATGAGGCCTCCTGAGGTGTGGTGGGCCGTCCCGTTCATGACCTGAGCGCGCGATCCTACAGACTGATCATGTGTCATTTATTCTTTACTAATATTTTTATGAAGGAGCCCATGGATGTCCGATCACCGACGAGGCGTCACCTGCCCACCGGTACCGATCGGACATGTCTTCCGGAGGGTAAGTAAACCCAGATCTAGAGACGAGAGACATGTACAAGACAAAAAGGACGAGAGCAATTGCCAGAACCTTCATTATAATTACACGCTAAAAATCTTACGAACCGCCCTGGCTGTTACCCCTCCCTTCAGTGCGGGTAGTTGAGCCTTGAGTCTCTCGTCATTGAGAACTTCGGCACATACCGCAGACTTGTGCCCCTGGAGCTCAATGATTGACTGTTCTATACTTGGAAGACCTTCGACCTCTGCATAAATGAGTTTTTTCACGAAAACCTTTTTCGTCTGACCGTTTCTGTGAGCCCTGCAAATTGCCTGAAGTTCTGTCGCGGGATTCCAGGCCGGGCAGGTTATGTAGATCCTTGTAGCAGACTGGAGATTGAGCCCGACTCCTCCAGCCTTGATCTGGATAATAAATACGGGCGCCGGACCACCCTCCGAACTTTTTTGAAATTTCTCGATTCTCTCGGCACGTTTCTCCGTGTCTATAGAACCGTCTATCCTAAAAACAGGGATTCGGGCTTCGTGGAGCCTGTCATGAATCTCGTCCATCTCTCCCATAAACTGACCAAAAACAAGAGTTTTTTCGTTCGGATGCTCTTTTATCATTTTCATGAGGCAATCAATTTTGACGGACCCGCCGGTCCACTTCACCGGATCACTTCCTTCTTTGATAGCCATTCCGTCCAGGTAGAGTTGAGGCCAGGCCATAACCTGCCTGACTCGCAGGAGGCACTCTATCAGTTCCATCTGGTGGACGTTTTGTTGCCCTTCTGCAAAAATTTCCTCGACCGTCTCCTGACTTTTTCGGTAAACCTCCCTGTACATGAGAGCCTCCTCGGCGTTCATCCCGAGCTCGACTGTTTCTATATCGCATGGAGGAAGAGTGAAGCGTTCGCAATCCAGTTTTGTACGACGCAAAAGATACTTTTCCCTTATTTCATTCGTGTAGCACTGCACGTGACTTTTAGGAATTCCGATAAACCCTCCGAGTGACACGAAATCACGGATCGAGTTGAATACAGGAGTTCCAGTGACTACCCATCGTATTCTCCCCGGGAGAACCTTGGCCGCGATCGTCGTCTTTGATCTCTGGGTACGAATTTCGTGTCCCTCGTCGAGTATAATTCTGTCCCACTCGACTGAAATCAACGGACACAAAGGTCCGCCTTTTCTCTGAGGCAGGATGGAATAGGGCGCGATTGTCACGTGGGCACTAGAATCTAGTGCCCGTTTTGGCCCATCGAACAGATTAACTTTTAGAGACGGGCCAAACTTGTTAATTTCTCCGAGCCACTGCGTCACGATAGATTTTGGAACGATAATGAGAGTTCGGTCGACTGGATTTTCCAGCATAGTGGCGACGAGCTGGACCGTCTTACCGAGGCCCATTTCGTCACATAAAAACCCTCCTGGGTAATCGACCGACCGTTCTCTCGCCAAGAGCCATTTCACGCCTTCGCGTTGGTGCTGAAGGAGCCGCCCGTTGAAGGTCATTTTAAATTTTAAAAACTTTTCTCAAAAAATAAAAACCTTGGACACAAAACCTTTTTTCCTTGACCCTAGTAGATGAGCGATCAGACGGTCGAAGAACTCGTGAAAATTCTGGAAAGCATGACTGCCCAACAGAGAAATTCTCTCGCGAGTTCAGGACCCCCGAAAGCGCAGGCTGCCGCGGCCGTCCTCGGAAGTAACGTACCGGCCGACCGACTC